GTAGTTTTGTCTGGTATGTTTAGTTTGATACCTTTTAACATATCATCAACTGTAATATCTTGATGTTTACTTTTCAATAATGTTTCTGGTGAGAGATTATACTGCATAATCAAATGTGGATATAGTGAATTCAAATCAAATGACACAACCCATTTATGTAAACCAGTGATTGGTTCTTTTACATATGCACCCTCGTACTGTTCGTTTTTACTGTGTGAGGATTTTTGTGGTATAACAATCTTTCTTTTTCTCAAAAAGTTATAGATTAAAATATCCCAATATTTAACTTGACCAAACACATCTGAATAATTTACTTTACCCTCATAAGCCATAGTAAGTGCAAGGTCAATCAGACCCATCTTATCTTCTAGTTTATCAACAATTTCCACATCTTGAATATTATAGTCAATGAAAGATTGAAAGTCATTTTCATACCACTCTCTAAATGTTTCATATGGATTTTCATCTTTCTTTTCACCAAGTTCAACACTTGCGATATAATCTAACTTGTATGATTCTTGTCTGGTATAAGTAAACTTCTGATAGAGTTGTAGGTAATCATATTGTGATACACCCATAATATCATACATCAAATGATTTCTACCCATACTATAAATTTGTTTAGAACTAACATTTTTCCAAGGCGATAGTTCTCGCATTTTATCTTCACCACAAACTTGTTTGATTCTATTTGCAAGATAAGGAATATCAAAGAAGTCTGTATTCCAACCAGTAATGACATCTGGATAATTCTTTGTCCAGAAAGACATAAACTCCATAATCAAATCGTGTTCGTTAGGACAACGAATATAAGTGACATCTTCTCTTGTATTCTTGTAGGGTTGAATACCCCACACTATAATCTTTTTAGATTGTTGATTTTTTACTGTAATAGAAAGTAAAGGTTCTATTGCAGACTCTGGATTAGGAAAACCATTCTCACATTGAACCTCAATATCAATCGTCATAATTAGTAGTTTATCAATGTTCCAGTTTACCTTTTGTGGAAATGTATCTGAAATATATGTGTATGCAAATCTGTTTAGTCCGTGAACAAGATGAGGCTGACTCTCGTATTTGAGAAGAAAGTCTTTTGCATCTTTTATACAATCAAATTGATATGGTGTTACTGATTTACCATCAAGAGTTTTCCAATCAGTTTGTTTCATTACTGGAACAAACAAAGTTGGTTTGTATTTTAATCTAAAATTAACTCTTTGATTTTTATCAACACCACGAACTAAAAGAAAATTACCCCATTGTACAACATTAGTATAAAAATCCATAATGTATATTATATCACCTTTTTAAAAATAGTCAACCCTCAAATAGTTCATCAATCTCTGGAAAATATTTTTTCATTGCATCAATTAAATCTTCATAATGTGCAACTTCTTTTAACTCTTTTTCTATTTCGTTAATAATATCACCGTGTTCACCTATTCCAACTGGATTTGAGAGTAACACCTCAACATTTGCAAGATGTTTTTTAATATGTCCTTCTGAATGAGCTAGAAAGGCAGTTATAAGTCTATTTCTAATCGCTTTTTGGTTCATCAGTTTCCTCTTTCTTTTTTCCAATGTTATATTTTGGTTCTAAAACCCATTCACCTTTTTCTTTAAAAGAGATAACTTTTATTTGTGATAATGGAGCTTTGGTTTCTGGTTCGTTCTCAAAACTAACTAGTCCCCAATCCTTCAAAAGACAGGCAATAGAATTTCTTCTTCCTATATCGTTCTCTGATATGTTGTGCTCTTTACCGTCAAGTGCAAATAGTTCTTTGAAGTGAACTATGTAATATTTGCCTTGTTTGTGTAGTATATGACAAGATTGAAAGAGTTTCTTTTCTTTCCTAGATGATACTCCGATTCTAGAAAGTGTTTCTCTAACCTTTAGAAAATCATCTGGTTCTTTTAAAGAAACTTCTAACATCTTATCTGTGTTCCATAAAGTTTCGTTCATTTTTTCATTCCACCTTTACTCAGTTTACTTTTGATGAACTCTATTTGTTCATCATTCAGTATGTCAAGAATTGATTTAGCTTTAGAGTTATTATATCCATAATATTCTTTCACATACTCAAGGTTTTTAGATTTACTTTCCTTTATCCAAGGTGCATATCTTTTCCTTGTTCTAATAGTATTTAGTAAAAAGTCATACTGCAACTTCTTATCTTTGTCTAAAACTGAACCATAACGATTCATTTCATTCACTAATAAGATACAATCATTATGTGGTGCAAGACATTTGTTTACAATAAAAGGACTATACTTTTTTTCATACATATCGTCCTCACCGTCCATAAGATTATTCTTATTAAAGTTTATAGAATTGAGATACTCTTTTAATTCATATGCCATAATAAAACCTCTTTTGCTTTCTTTGCCTCAAATCCTTGTTTTGTTTTTTTTCTTCTACCAGCAGTGTAGGTGATATCAAAAAATTTCATATTTAAGGATTTCTTATTTAGTTCAAACCAACCATCTGAACTGTCTCTATTACAAATAAAAACTTTATCTTTTTTATCTGCAAAATCTATTAAATCTTTAAGTTGTTCATCATTAAAACTATTACCATAATCTGCAAAACTATCACGATATGGTGGGTCAAAAAAGTAAAATGCATCTTTAATATCTGGAATATTATTTTTCCAATCACCACTTGTTATGGTAACATTTTGTAATACATCATTCCACCATTTTACAATATCTCTTTCAAATACTTTATCTTTTTGATTTAATAATCCACAAGGTGTTCCATATCTATTATTAGTATTTTTGTTTATTTGAAATATACCATTAAAACCAGTTTTCATCAAAAAATATAAAGTTCCAGATTCATAAGGTTTACTCCAATCCTCATAGTTATAAGCGTGTTCATGTCTAACATCAAAAAATAGTTTTCTTCTATCATCAGTATTCAATGGTAAATATTTACTTTCTAAATCAACAACTCTTTTTAGGAACTCATCATAGTTGTTTTTAATACAAGAATATATTGATACAATATCTTTGTTAATATCATTTATGTAAACAGATTTTAGTTTGTGTTTTTTCATCATATGAATGAACATTGCACCACCACCAAAAAATGGTTCAACATAAGATTTGATATCCATTTCTAACGGACTAGGTAAAATAGGGATATAATGTTTTAACATTTTATTCTTACCACCAGCCCATATGAATAAAGGTTTAGTCATATAGTTTACCTCTTGGTGTAGGGTATTGAAATGGTTTATTGTTCTTACCAAGTATTTCATTTAATAAACTTATAAAAGTCTCTTTAACTTCTTGTTCCGTAAAACCATTTTCGTTAAGTGACCATCTAGTGTCTAATAGATTTCTTTTATTGAAAGCTTCATATGACATATACTGCATATCAACCCATTTTTTTCTACAACCAATTCCAGTTGCAAATGTATAATATATACACTTTGGATTACTAATAGAAATAATATTGGCATTTTCCCACCATCTCTCGTGAGCATTTCCTCCTTTATCTTCATGTTTTGCCTCTATAACAAGAACTGGTAATCCATTATAAAACCAAATTCCACCATCTGGTTTACAACCTTTATCTAAAGGTTTATATCCTAAGAAATCTGCAAAATTGTTTTCAGTTAGTTTATTTTGAACAGTAAAACCATTAAACTCATGTTTTAAATTATCACGAAAAGTTTTTACCATTGTATCTAACTTTTTTGATTTAACCGTTGTTGCAACTTTACCGTACATTATTTTGGGCTCTGTGCAAGTATCTTTTGGTCTGCAAGTAAAGGCATAGTTTTTAGTTCTATCTCAAAGTTTGCAGATAAAGTTCTTCTTTCTCCTTCACCATAAAATGGTGATACAGAGTGTTTTAACCAATTAGGAAACATTAATAGTTTACCAACTTCTGGTTTTACAAATGACTCTTGAACTGGTTTTAATTGTTTAATATCACTAGTACAGTTTATACCCCAACTAAAAAATGTAAAACCATCAGTAGTACCAGATGCATTATTTAAATCTAATTTAAGTCCACCAGTTTCGTATTCTTTTGCACTACCAGATAGTTTTTCTATCTGTGGTGGTACTTTTAGATATAAAATACAAGACATTCCAGTGTGTGTGTTAACACCGTGGTCGTGTAGTGGATTATAATCACCATCATAACTATGAACTGTCCACATAGATACACAATCACTCTTTGCATCTGCACAACCTAAAAATTGTAAATACGATTTTGTAAAACCTTCAAGAAGAGCTTTCAAACCTTTTACTGGTTTATCTTCAAAGTTCATATCTAGTTGTGCAGACTTTTCGTTTGATTTGATTTGTCCTACAAGTTCGTGTGAAAAACTTTTTGCACTTCCTCTTACACTGTCAATATATTCGTTAAATTCTTTTGTAACATACTCTGGTAAGAATACTTCCAACATATTTAATGCTGGTTTAGTAACCATTGACATCTTAATATCTTTTGCAAGATTATATGCCTCTTCATTTGTATCAACCATAATAACTCCTATTTAAATTTACATTCACCCATCAACTGTGTTAGACAAGCAAGTAAATTAATTTCTTGGTCGGCAACAAATGCAGCTTTGTATTGATAGTCTGCAATCAATAAAACTGCCGTTGCGATTGAACGACCATCTTCAAAATACTCATAAAGATTGTCATACATTTTTCTAAATATTCTAGCAGGGTCATTATCTAAATTATTAACAACCCACTTTCTCATACTTGTAAAATCTTTTTCTCTCAAGAATGTGATTAAATCTCTCATATTCTTTTCAGATAGATTTACTAATATTCCACTATCAATTTGTCCAGAGGTAGAATATCTTTGTAATTCATTAAGACATCTTCTCCAATCTGGAAAGAACTTCATAATTAATTCTGCAACAACTCTTTCATCATACTTAACATTCTCTGTTGTGAGAACAGTTTTAATACTGGACATAAATTGTTTTGCAAGATTAGGTTTTTCAGTTTTAGGAATATTAAATTCAACAACACTACAACGACTATGTAAAGGTTCTATGATTCTATTCTTAAAATTACAAGTAAGAATAAATCCACAGTTCTTGTGGAACTCTTCTATCATACCACGAAGTGCTGGTTGTGTTGATTGTGCATTTAGATAATCTGCCTCATCAATAATGATAAACTTTCTACTACCTTCTAACGACATAGTAGATGCAAAGTTCTTCATTTTATTACGAAGTACATCAATACCAGATTCTTCAGAACCATTAATCATAATATAATCATAACCTATTTGTTCTAACATCGCCTTTGCAACTGTTGTTTTACCAACGCCAGGCCCTCCAGTTAGTAATAGATTAGGAATACCATTCTTAACAAACTCAGAAAAAGTTTTCTTTAGATTTTCTGGTAATACAC